GCTCATAACGCTGAAGTATTTCTTGGAACACCAAGAAGTTTCAACTTAGGACTATCTGTCAATTTCTAAAAGGTAAATTTGGGGGGAAAATTTCCCCCCATTTTTTCCAAAAAAAAGCTTGACTTTTAGCAAAATTCTTTGTAGCTTTATATGTTGATAATGGGGATTCTATAATCTAAATGTACCAAAATTTATATTACGAAAACAAAAAACGAAGGGTTCATATTTGGGATGATGAACTTGGTTATTACACAATCCCTTACAAACCATACGCTTATGTAAAAGATAGAAACGGACAACACATTTCTTTGTATGGAGACAAACTAAAAAAGGTTACTCAATTCAATCCAAACACACCTAACCTATTTGAATCAGATGTTCCAGTAGAGACTCGTGTGTTGGTTGATAAGTATGCTGAGTCTGAAGAGTTGTCAAATAATCATAGACTAATGAACATCGATATTGAGGTTGAGGTTACAGATGGCTTCCCAGACCATAAGAAAGCAACGAATAAGATAACCTCTATCGCTATATATTTATCATCCACCGATACATACTACGCTTTTGTATTAGACGAAAAGGATAAACTCAGACTAAAATCAAAAGACAATATTATAATAGAAAGCTTTGACAATGAGTTAGAGTTATTCAAAAGATTTCTTCAGGTTTATTTAGAAGATGAACCTACAATAATTACTGGTTGGAATATCGATACATTCGATATGCCATATCTTTACAGTAGGATAATGGTTGTTGCGGGTAAGGGTGCTGCTGACTTGTTATCCCCTATAAAAATAGTAGAGTGGAACAAACATCGTAAGAGATATATGTTTGCTGGTGTTAGTTGTTTGGACTACTATTCACTATACAGATTATTTACATATACACAATTATCATCTTACAGATTGGATGCTGTTGCTGAGTTTGAGTTGAGTGAGAATAAGATAGAGTATACTGGTACACTAAATGATTTATATGAGAATGATATAGATAAGTTTGTGGAGTATAACATTCATGATGTTCGACTTGTAAAGAGATTGAATGATAAATTAGATTTTATAGAGATGGCGCGAGGTGTATGTCACGTAGGTCATGTTCCTTATGAAGATGTTTATTTCTCATCAAGATATTTAGAGGGTGCTATATTGGTTTACCTAAAGAACTTAGGAGTGGTTGCTCCTAACAAACCACCAAGACCTGAGAAGATGGATGATGGAGATAAATTTGCTGGTGCTTATGTACAACCACCACAAAGAGGAAAGCATGACTGGGTATTCGATTTGGATATTACCTCTATGTATCCATCCGTTATTATGTCCCTAAATATATCACCTGAAACTAAGATTGGTAAGTTGAGTGGTTGGGATGCTAAAGAGTATATGAGAGGAGATAAGAAGACATATACACTTACATCAGGCGATAAGGAGATGGGTAAACTTACCGAATCAGAACTAAAAGATTTCTTTGATAATAATAAAGTTTCGGTATCTTCTAATGGTGTTTTATATCGTAGTGATAAGAAAGGATTGATTCCAGCACTGTTAGAAAAGTGGTTTGATACTCGTGTGGAGTATAGAAAGTTGATGAAGAAGTTCGGTGATGCGGGTGATGAACAGAAGTATACATACTTCAAAAGTCGTCAGCTAATACAAAAGGTTGTACTAAACTCTTTGTATGGTGTGTTAGGTCTACCAGTATTCAGATTCTATGACTTAGATAATGCGGAAGCTACAACACTTACTGGTCAAGAACTAATCAAATTTACCAAAGACATTGGAAATCATTTTTACAACAATGAGCTTGGTACTAAAGATGATTATTGTATTTATATTGATACTGATTCGGTATTCTATTCAGCACTTCCATTGGTAAAGAAAAGGTTTCCTAACATAGATTACGACAGTGAGACTATGATGAGTAAGAGGATATTGGATGTGGCTGATGAGATGCAGACATATCTGAATAAGTCTTATGATTATTTTGGTAAGAAGTTTTTGAACTTAGACAAACATAGGTTTGAGATAAAGCAGGAATTGATTGCTAAGAGTGGTTTGTTTATTGTGAAGAAACGATATGGTATGAAGATTATCAATGACAATGGAGTAAAGGTAAACAAACTGCATGTAAAGGGTTTGGACTTAGTTCGTAGTAACTTTCCAAAGGCTATGGGTGAACTACTGAAGAATGTGTTGGAAGACATACTGGCAAATGTACCCAAAGAAAAGATTGACGAAAGAATAATAAATTTCAAAGACTCTATGAAGTTGGTAGACTTTGATAGGATAGCGATGCCGACTGGTGTAAAAAACCTAAAGAAATATACTGCTGGAAAGAATGGTAACTTTACTCAGTTTGCTAAGGGTTCACCAGCACATGTAAAGGCTGCTATAAACTATAATGACTTGTTAGGACACTTTGGTTGTGGTAAACAATACGAACAGATAAGTGAAGCACAAAAGATAAAATGGGTTTATCTAAAACCAAATGAATTAGCTATGGAGTCTTGTGGTTACAAAGGTTACGAAGACCCACCACAAATTATTGAGTTCATCAAAACATACATAGACCATAAGAAGATGTATGCTCAGATGTTAGAGAAAAAAATAATGATGTTTTATGAGACATTGAAGTGGGATGTTCCAGTGAATAAAAAGACATCGTTGGAAAGATTTTTTTGATTTTGGTAAAAGTAAACGATATATATTTATATATATTTCAATTAATAAATAAGGAGTAATAAATGAATAAAGTCTCTATTACACGTTTCATCGAAAAATACTACCTAAATGGAAACTGTTCATCAGTTGTACTAAAGAGTAATGATAATAAATTATCTACTCGCTTTATAACTGGTGATAAGAATCTATTGGGTGAATTGTCTATGGACAATTTTTCGTTTGATGATGTTGAAATGGGTGTTTATAATACAGAACAATTGGTAAAACTGCTATCAGTATTGAATGAAAAAATCAGTATTGATTTGATGAAGGCTGGTGACAAAGCAGTATCCCTAAAGGTTTCTGATAGTAAATCAGATGTGAACTATATGCTATCTGATTTATCTGTTATTAGTCAAGCACCGAATATGAAAAGTGTACCTGATTTTGAAGTGAAGATAAAAGTTGATAAGTCTTTTATGAGTAAGTTCATCTCAGGTGTATCAGCACTACCTGATGCTGGTAACTTTACTGTTATCGCTAATGATAATGATTGTAAAGTTGTTATCGGTTATGCTGAGATAAACACAAATAGGGTTACTATTCCTGTAGAAACAGAAGAACTATCTAAGATAGATAATGTCGCTTTCAGTTCAAATCTATTGAAGGATGTTCTTACTGCTAATAAAGAGTGTGAAAGTGCAACACTTGAGATTTCGTCAAAGGGACTTGCTAGAATACAATTCAAAGTAGATGACTACGATGCTTTGTATTATCTAGTCGCTGAAACGAATGACTAATGGAAACCTCTTATGTAGATAAATCAAGAGTATCTCTCAGGCCTATCGATAAAAGGATAGCTAGAGATATGATTGAAAAAAACCATTATAGTGGCAGACTATCTTCTTGTAGATATCCTTTAGGAGTCTTCTATGAAGAAGATAGTCAGCACCAATTTTTTGATAAGAATGAAAAGTTGATTGGTGTTGCGTGTTATGGTTTTCCAGTAGGAAGAAGGGTTGTCGGTTCAATATTCAAAGAAGAGATTATCGAAAATAGAAACATTTTAGAACTTACTAGATTGTTTATACACGATGGATATGGAAAGAATATAGAATCACTGGCAATATCACTATCTTTCAAATGGATGAAACAACACGCACCTAATATAAAGGTTTTGATATCATACGCGGATCCTGAACAATCGCATGATGGTGCTATCTATCAGGCTACTAACTGGATATACCAAGGTTGTGGAGACTTTCAGTTAGCACCAACATACTCTTTGAGAGTAAATGAAGAAGATGATTGGATGCATAGTAGAAGTGTGTATTCCAAATATGGTTCAGCCGCACCTGAGAATCTAAAGAAAGCAATCGGAAGAGATTTTTGGTTGAAGAAGGAAGCTAGTAAACATAGGTACATATATTTTCTTACTAATAAAAAAGAAAATAGATACTTCAAGAAAATGATGAAACATCCCATAATGAAATATCCAAAAAATTATGTGCATGATGTTGAGATAACAAAAATAACAGTGGAAAATAACAAATGGAAAGATTAGAACATAGTTTGTGGGTTGAGAGATATCGCCCTACAAAATTAGAAAATTATATTGGTAACGAACATCTAAAGAGTAAGGTAGATGTTTATTTGAAAAGTGGTGATATGCCACATCTACTATTGTTTGGTAGAGCTGGTACTGGTAAAACCACATTAGCAAAGATGTTAGTGAATAGTATAGAGTGTGATTACCTATACATAAATGCTTCGGATGAGAATAGTGTAGATACAGTTCGTAATAAGGTTCGTAACTTTGCTTCTACTATTGGATTCAAAGATATGAAGATTATTATATTAGATGAGTGTGATTACATCACACCAAATGCACAAGCGGCTCTTCGTAACCTTATGGAGACTTTCTCTAAACATTGTAGGTTCATCCTAACTTGTAACTTCGTAGAAAGAATCATAGACCCAATACAAAGTCGTTGTCAATCATTTCAGATTGTACCACCATCAAAGAAAGAGGTTGCTGTACATCTACATAATATATTGACAGAGGAAGAAGTTGCTTGTAAGATGGATGATGTTGTCAGTTTGGTAAATGCGGGTTATCCTGATATTCGTAGAGTTATAAACTCTGCTCAAAGACAAGTGGTAGATGGTTTGTTAGTTATCGATGAACAAGCATTGGTTGAAAATGATTACAAACTAACATTGGTTGAAATATTGAAAAATGATAATAAGAAAGATGCTTTCAAAAAGATACGAAAGCTATTAGCAGATAGTAAGGTTACAGATTTCTCTGATGGATTCAGATTGCTTTATGATACTTTAGATGATTGGGCTAGTGGACATACCGCTGAGGTTATCCTAATATTGGCTGAAGGACAAAGAGATGACATAGTTGTGGTGGATAAAGAGATAAACTTTATGGCTACAATGGTAAAAATATTAACGATAATAAAGTGAGGAAGGTATGAGTATGAAACCAATGAAACCAATGGGTGGTAATAAAGGACAACAAGTCACTGTAGACTTATCACAAGCAGATAATATTGTTTGTAAGAGTTGTGGTAACTATTCCTTTATACAAAGTTTTTTCCTAAAAAAGATATCAGCACTTATGTCACCTACTGGACAAGAAGCTATTGTTCCAGTACAAGTATATAGCTGTGGAAATTGTGGGGAGGTTTACAGAGATGGCGAAAGCTCTGAAGGCTAAGTCTTTATTCGACCATATCAAACAAATTACTGATGTTCAGAATCCTAATTATTGGGATGAGATATCAGATGAAGATAAAAAGAGTTGGTCTAATTATATGGTAAATAGATTTCTATCAATGAAGATGGATTGGATAGATATCGTAAATGAGGTTCAGAAGTATAACTTAGAACCTGAAGTGTTATATAAGTTGTACACAAACATATTCCCCAAAGGAAGACAGTGGTTGAGGTACATCAAAGGAGATAAGAAAATGAAATATCCTAAATGGGTTTATGAAACAGTTGCTAAAGATATGCAGGTTAGTATGCGTGAAGCAATAGATGCAGTTGAAATGTTAGAAATGACATTTGGTGGACAAGCAGAGTTAGCAGACATACTATTCAAATATGGTATAGAAGAAAAAGAAGTTAGGAAGCTCGGACTCATATAGTGTCTGTAAGAGATTTCACTGTAGAAGAAATCCCAAGAAAATCCTTAGTTCAGTTTATTGAAAAGCACCATTACTCGCATAATGTAAATGGTGTACAGTCGCTGTATCATTTTGGATTATATGGTGAGGGTAACTTTGGTTTACCTAAGATGATTGGTGCTATGATGTATGCACATCCATCAATGCCAGCAACCGCTGAAAAGTATAATCCAATAAATCCTGATAAGTGTTTGGAACTTAGAAGGTTGTGCTGTATTGATGACACACCAACAAATACAGAGAGTTACTTTATAGGTAAGACTCTCAGGTGGTTGAAACAAAATACTGATATGGAAGTTGTAGTTTCTTTTGCTGACCAACACCACGGACACTCAGGTATAATATACAAAGCTAGTAACTTTGAATACTTAGGAGAGAGTGCTGGTGCTAGAATACTAATGGTGGATGGTAAGGAAATGCATAGTAGGTCTATGAATCAAGTACACAGACCATATAGTAGAGAAATAAAAAGAAGATATGATGCTGGTGACAAGAATATTTTTTGGAAGAAGAGAAAACCAAAACATATTTATGTATACTATCTAAATAAAAGAATCAAAAGACAAATAAAAAAGCTTGACTTTTAGCGTAAAAGTTCGTAGCTTTATACTGTAAAATGGAGAGTTATATGAAAACTATAAAGGACACGCCTAAAGGAATATCTAACGAAGAATGGGCTGAGGAATATACAGATATCGTATCTTATATGGAAGAGAAATATCCTAAGATGACATCGGAGTTCAAAAAAATACAAAGAGAACAATATGAACTCTTTCTACATAAGCAGCATGATTATGGTCCTCAGAACATAGCAGTTGGACAACAATTGGTAAACGAAGAGGAAAAGAGATTATCTCTTATGGGTATTTGGTTTAGGATAAACGATAAGGTAGAACGAATCAAAACCATACTAATGCGTGGAGACGATGGTTCTCTCAAAGGAGAAGGTTTGGTAGATAGTTATTCAGACATATCTAACTATGGAGTTATGGCTCAAGTCGTAGCTAGAGGAAAGTGGGCAAAGTAATGAAAAAATACAAACCTAAATACAAACTTGAAGTAGAAGAGGGTTTTTACGAATCTGATAATTTATTCTTCTTGTTT